TAAGCCAACCCCCACCCCAGCAGACGTAGCAAAGCTCACCGCAAACAAAACCCCGGACGCGCCGGGCACCACCGAGCAGCCAGCAAACCAGGAGAGCCCAACCCCGGACACCAAGCCGGAGGAGCTCACCCGCGAGCAGCTACTCAAGGAGCTCGCCAGCGTGCGCCGGGAGGCGGCGAACTACCGCACCCAGCGCAATGAGCTAAAGCCCCTGGCCGAGAAGTACCAGGCCGCCGAGGAAGCGAAGAAAACCGAGCTGGAAAAAGCCCAGGAGCGCATCAAGGCACTGGAAACCCAGGCCGAGACCTCCCAGGCCGAACTCGTCCGCGCCAAGGTCGCCGCGGAAACCGGGGTACCCGCCCACCTACTGCCCGCAGGCTCCCAGGAGGACGTCACAGCAGCAGCCCAGGCACTCGTCGAGTGGGCAGGAAAGACCACCCCGCCAACCGCCCCGGTTGTCCCTGGGGTGGGGCGTACATCCAACGGTGATGACCGCGACGCGAAGGCCCGCCAAATCCTCGGCATCTAAACACCACCCGGCGCCCCACCCGGGGCACGTACAACGAAAGGAATGGTTGCTATGGCAACGCTATCCACCGACACGCTCGGAGGCCTGCTCCCCCGCTCCGTCTCCGAAGACATCTGGAAGGCCGCCACCCAGGCGGCCGTCGTCCCAACCCTCGCCAAGGCACACCCAATCATCCTCGGCGAGAACATCATCCCCGTGCTCTCCAAGCGCCCCGCCGCATCCATCGTCGGCGAGCTGGAGAACAAGCCAGGCTCCGAGATCGAACTCGGCGCTAAGTCCATCAAGCCGATCAAGGCCGTCGTCGGCCTCGAGTTCTCCATGGAGACCGTCCACGCCAACCCGGCCAACGTCATGGACATGCTCTCCGAAGAGCTCTCCGAGGCGCTCGCCCGCCAGATCGACCTGGCCATCCTCCACGGCCGACAGGCATCTACCGGCACCGCTCTCTCCGGCGACCCGGACTACATCAACAAGACCACCAACCGCGTCGAGCTCACCGACAACCCAGCCGCCGCCGACCAGGCACTCTGGGACGGCTACGAGCTCGTCGTCGGCGGCGAGAAGGCCTACAACTTCACCGGCTTCGGCTTCGACCCGCGCTTCACCGCGCGCCTAGCCAACGCCCGCGACAAGGAAGGCCGCCGACTCAACCCGGATATTCCCATGGGCGGAGGACTCTCCAACTACTCCGGCCAGCCGGTCGTGACCTCCCGCACCATCTCCGGACAGGTCGACGCCTCCGACGACAGCGGTGTACGCGCCTTCGGCGGCGACTGGGAGCAGCTCCGCTTCGGCCGCGCCCTAGACATCAACCTCAAGAAGATCGAATACGGCGACCCCTTCGGAAACGGCGACCTCCAGCGCCGCAACGCCGTCGCCTTCCTCTCCGAGGTCATCTTCGGCTGGGGAATCCTCAACACCGACGCCTTCGTCGCCTACGACGCCCCAAAGGCCGAGTAGCCCAGGCACCACCATGAGGATCCAAAACACCACCACCGGCACGATCTGCCACGCCTCCGACGACCGAGCACAACAGCTCATCGCCGAAGGCCACTGGCAGCCCGCCAACACCAAACCGAAAAACACAAAGACCACCACCCGCAAGACCAAGCCGAAAACCACAAAGGCCACCGCCAACCCCACCAACGGCGCGGTCTAACCACCACAAGGAGGTGACACCATGCCAGCAGTAAACATCACCACCGACGACATCCTCGTCTTCAACCCCGACCTCGACCCCGACCAAGTAGAAATCCTCATCCGCGATGGACTCGCCCTCGCGCGCCGGGCAGCGCCGTGCATCGACCAGGAGGATTTTCTGTACCCGGAGGCGGCCGAGGCGGTGATTAGGTCGGCGATTCTTCGGTGGGCTGAGTCTGGTTCTGGTGCGATCACCCAGGAATCGAGCACGGCAGGCCCGTGGAGCTTCCAGCAGACGTTCGACACTCGGTCTGCTCGTCGGTCGCTGTTTTGGCCGTCTGAGGTCACGGAGCTGCAGCGGCTCTGCCAGACCAGTGGGCAGGGGGCGTTTTCGATTGACACGATCCCCACCAACGGGGCGTGCAGTCATTCGCCTGAGTGTTCCGTTCGCTTTGGTGGGGTGTGCAGCTGTGGGTCTGTGCTGAACGCGGATCGGGGTGCCCTGTGGTGATCCGCAAGGCTAGGTTCCCGGCTCTGTACGCCGTCGAGGTGCTCACGCCTGATCCACCTGGAGTGGACAGGCTGGGCAACCCGAAGCCGACCGGCACGTTCAGCGCGAAGACCATCCGAGTCATTGGGTGGCACACGGGTTCGACTGAGGAGGTCTTCGGCGACTCGGTCCTGCGAACGAAGGACACGCTGTCCTTATACGTGCATGCCGACGCCGCACCTCAGCCGGATCAACGTATTCGTCTACCTGATGGGTCTGAGTGGGACGTGGACGGCCACCCCATCGATCATCGTCACGGCCCTTGGTTCGACCCGGGGGCCGTGATCGTCAGCTGTAAGAAAGTGGAGGGCTAAAGCATGCCTCTGATTGTCCAGACCATCGAGGGGCCCGATATGGCTTTCGATACCGACGCATGCACGGTGACCGATAGCGGGGCCCTTGTCGTTTACACGCCAGTGGAGCCGCGTGTCGTCGTCGCGGGGTTCTCCCCAACGGTGTGGCAGACGTTTCACTTCGAGCCAACCGAGGACGAAAACTAATGCGCTTCCGTTGGAACCGAGGAGCCTTCGAAGAGCTGCGTCGTGAATCAGGTATTCAGGACGCAGTAGACGACGCAGCCGATGGCATCGCTGAGGCCGCCGGTGAAGGGTTCATTGTCGATTCGATGCAGGGTAAGACCCGCTACCGGGCGATCGTGGCCCCACAGACTCGGATGGCGCACCGGCGCAACGCGAAGCATAACGTGCTGTTGAAGGCCGTTAACGCCCGCAAAGGTTAGGAGGCCATTGGTTGCTTGCCCTTGAGCTCGTCGCCCCGCTCGTGCGCTCCCAGGTGGAGTGCCCAGTCGTGACGAAAGTCCCCCGTCCCCGTCCGCCGGTGTTCATCCGCCTCGATCAGTCAGCACCGGTGCGAGTCAACCCCGTAGTAGACCGCACTGAGCTGATCGTCCAGGTGTACGCGCCAGACGCTGACACCGCTCTCGGCATCGCTGAGCACGTCAGGGAGTGGTTGCTCGACCTCGACGCTTATGACGCGCGGGTACAGCAATGGTCTGAATCCGCCGGCCCCTATGAATTCCCTGACCCCGACCTGCCAGAGATTCAGCGCTGGCAGATCTCCGGCACCATCTACCACCACATCCTCTAAGCATTCTCTGATCCCCAAACCCCACTGCGCATCACGGCCGGTGGGGTTGTTGTATGCATGAAAGGAAGCCTGCTCATGGCTAACAAGATTTTCCGTAACAAGGCCAACGTCCTGCTTGGCGCTCCCGATGTCGCCGCCGCCGGTGGCGCGGTCTCTATCGTCACGCCCGCCGCGGATAAGTCGCTCTACCCAACCGACGCGGTCACCGAGCTGGCTGAGGGGCTCAACCCACAGCCCGGCGGTTACGTGGCCCCGGAGGGACTGGCCAAGGCCGTGGAGAGCGACACCGAGGACATCGAGGACTGGAATGGTGACCTCGTCCTCCGCCCGATGTCCAAGCGCACCGTCACCCTGAGCCTGACGTTCATGGAGACCGCCAACGAGTCCGTCCTCAAGATCGTCAACCCGGAAGGCGCGGTAAGCACCGACGACACCGGCAAGGTCATCGAGGTCAAGGATCTTGCGAACGATAACCCGCACTTCGGCATCGTCTTCGAGATCAAGGGCTCTCGTAACCGCAAGATCCGCATCTACGCCCCTTACGCGCAGATCACCGATCTCGGCGACATCCAGTACGCCCGCTCCTCCGCAGTCAAGTACGAAGCAACGATCACCTGCTACGTCGACGACCACGGGGCAGCGCTCTACACCTGGATCCAGACCATCGACGACACCACCGCCAATGAGGGCACCACCAACGACCAGGGTGCCGAGTCCCCGGGCGCCGAGCTGGAGTCCTAGCCCTCGTCACCGTCACCCTCTACCTTCCTCGTCTCTCTTCACCCTTTCGTTCCCAAGATTTGGAGTTACACCTTGTCCGCAAAGACCTTCACCTGGACGATCAACAACGGCCCCAAGGCAGGTAAGACCATCACGCTGCCAGCAGACCCCGCAAACAAGATGGGCGTCGGCTTCCACCGCCGCCACCGCAAGGAGTCCCCAGAAGAGCAGATGTGGGTACTCGTCGAAGCCCTCGCCGACGACAAGAATCTCGAGCTCATCGACACCCTCTGGCCAGACGAGTTCGCCGAATTCATGGAGGCCTGGCAGGGCGGCTCCATGGGGGAATCCAACGAGTCCTCGGAATCCTAGAAGACCCTGACCGCAAAGCAGCCCTCGAAGTCGACCTCATCGACCGAGGGCTGCGCCTGCGGTGGCTCATGGACGGCACCGACCGACTCACCTACCGCGACATCGCCGTCATCACCGCCAACCCCACCCCCACCAGTCACCTCGCAGCCCTCGACAGCCCCGAACACTACGGCTGGACAACCAACACCTACCTCCTCGCCCACATCATCGACGCACTCAACGGCGCGAACTGGCAACGATCCGGCCAAAGCAACCAAAAACGCCCAAAGCCATTCCCACGCCCAACAACCCCTCAAGACCCAGACCACATCCCCACCGGCGACGAAGCCGGAACCATCACCCCAGAAGCAACCCCAATCAACGAGCTACGCCAGTGGCTCGCAGCCACCACCAAGCCCCGCCCCTCAACCACCTAGGCACCCACAACAACACCGCAAGGAGACACCATGCCAGCCAAAACCGGCAACGAGATCGCCCACGTCTATGTCTCCGTCATCCCCGAAACCTCCAAGATCGCCCCCGGCATCAAAAGCGCCTTCAAGGGCGTCGACGCCACCGCCGAAAAAACCGGCAAATCCATGGGCAACCGCCTCACCAGCGCCGTCGGAAAAACCTTCAAAGCAGGCGCAATCGGCATCGGAGCCGCCGCAGGCGCAGCCCTCGGAGGCTCCCTCGCCAAAGGCCTAGGCCGCCTCACCGCCATCGAAAACGCCCAAGCCAAGCTCCGCGGCCTCGGCAACTCCGCCGACGACGTCTCCAAAATCATGGACAACGCCCTCGCCTCCGTGAAGGGCACAAGCTTCGGCCTCGGCGAAGCAGCCACCACCGCCGCCGGAGCAGTCTCCGCAGGCATCGCGCCGGGCAGGGAGCTGGAGAACGTGCTGAAGGCGGTGGCCAATACGGCCGCGGCGTCTGGCACGTCGATGGAGGAAATGGGGGCGATCTATAACAAGGTCGCGTCCTTCGGTAAGGCGCAAAACGATGTGCTGCAGCAGGTCGCTAGCCGTGGTATCCCGATCTATGAGGCGCTGGCTAAGCAGATGAACGTCACCTCGAAAGAGGTGTTCAAGCTTGCTTCTGATGGGTCGATTAACTTCGAGACGTTCCAGAAGGCCATGACCGAGGCCGGTGGCACGGTGGCGAAGGAGCTCGGCCAGACAACCACCGGCTCGATCGAGAACGCTGCCGCCGCGATGGGCAGGTTCGGCGAGAAGTTGGCCGCCCCGGTGTTCGCCAGCGCGCCCGCCATCATCGGTGGGGTGACGAGTGTGTTCGATGGGCTCACTGACGCGATTACGCCCGCCAGTGAACGTATCGGTGAAGTTCTCGCCCCTGCGTTGGAGTCTGTGGCTCAGAGAATGGAGACCACCCTAGCCCCGGCTGTGGCTCGTGGTGCTGAGGAGTTCGGCAAGATCGCAGTCGCCTTCACGGAGGCGGCGGTCGATCCACAGCTATGGGAGCGCATCGGCTCTACGTTCTCCTCGATCGGCTCTGTAGTCGCCGATCTGTGGCCGTCGGTGCAGTCCCTCGCGGGCGCCTTCGTTCGTGTGGCTACGTCGTTCAGTATCGCCACGTGGCAAGCCTTCGGCGCCGTGGTCGGGGCGCTAGCCCCTGTGCTCGAGCACACGCTTGTGCCGGTGCTCAACACGATCGCAGATGTTGCCGAAGGCCACCCTGGCCTGGTGAAGGCAATGGTCGCGGCCTGGCTCGGGTTCAAGGGCATTAACGCTGCGATCGTGCCGTTGAAGAACGTTGGCGGGGCCGTGAGGTTCGTGTCCGGCGTGCTCACTGCAGGTGGCGGGCCCGGGGCTGCGATCCTGAAGTTCGCGGCGTCCGCGTCTTCGGCGAATCCGATCATCGCGAAGATCGGAACGGCGTTTGTCGGCCTGGGGAAGAACCTTATTAAGGTCGGAAACGTCACCCAGGTTCTCTCCCCGCTGGCTTCTGCGCTGAAGGCCGGCTTGTCGCTGGTTAACCCGTGGGTGGCAGGGTTCGCTGCCCTGTCCGCAGCTGCCGTCTGGTTCTTCACCAAGACGGAGGTGGGGCAGCGGATTTTCCAAGCTGCCACTGATGCGCTCAAGGCAGCGTGGGAGTCTACGGTTAACGCGCTCAAGGCGGGGTGGGACGCTATCACCTCAGTGTTCTCTACCGCCTGGGAGTGGCTGAACACTAGCGTGTTCGAACCGATCAAGACTGCCTTCGAGGGGCTGAAAGCCCTGTTCCTAGAGGGGGACTTCACCAGCGCGTTGCGTGACGCCTTCGGCTGGGAGGAGGACTCCCCCATCGTCGGCGTGCTGCTGAAGGTTCGTGATGTGGCGATCGCCGTCAAGGACGGGGTCGTCGCCACGTGGTCGATGCTGCAGGACAAGTGGACGGAGTTCACGACCGGGCTCGGACAGTTCTACGAGACGTGGATCCAGCCGCTCGTGACCCTCGGGGCGACGATCGGCGAGGCAATCGGCACGGCCGTCGGGTGGGTTTCCGAGAAGCTCGGCGCGCTGTTCACGTGGATTGGGGAGAAGCTCGGCAATGCTGCCGGGTGGATTGGTGAGAAGCTCGGCACGGTTTATGAGGCCGTCGTCAGTGTATTCACCAGTGTCCTGGACTGGATTAAGGGACGCTTCTCCCAGATGCAGGAGGTGTTCCAACCGTTCGCTGATTCCGCACGAGATATCTTCCGCCTGGTCGGAAGCATTATCCAAGACGTGTGGGAAGGAACGGTTAAGAGCATCTTCGATGCGTGGAAGCTCGCTGCCAGCCTGCTGGGTAATGCTATGCAGACCGCGGGGAACATCATCAAGCTCGCGTGGAATGCTCTGGGCCAGGCCGTGCAGTCGGTGTGGAACAACGTCATCAAGCCGCCGCTGAATTTCTTCCGGCAGCTTGGTGGCCTGCTTGCTGATGTGCTCACTGGAAATTTCCAGAACATCGGCAACAGGTTCCGGGAGATGGGCGCCGCTCTCAAGGCCACCGTCACTGGCCCCATCAACGCCGCCTTTGACCTATTCAAGATCGCCGCGAATCTCGCGAAGGACGCCTTTAACGTCTTCCGCGCCGGAGTAGGCCAAGCGACCAACAAGATCAAGGGGTACATCTCTGACCTTGCTGCGAACTTCCGCGGCTTGCCGGGGAAGATCAAGGCGGCTTTCTCCGGGGCTGGCACGTGGCTCGTTGAGGCCGGCAAATCCATCATCCGGGGGCTGGCCAACGGCATCCGTTCCGCTGGGTCGCTGGTCGCCGACGCGATCCGCGCCGTCGTACCCGACAGCCTGGAAAGGTTCGTGCCGGGGCTGCACTTCGGGGGCATCATTCCCGCGTTCGCTCGCGGTGGTGTGCTGCCCGATATCCCTGGTGTGTCTCGTACCCAACGCGACCCAATCCTGGGCTGGTCGTCCGACCAGAAGGTGCCAGTCGCTCGCGTCGAGCCTGGCGAGTTCATTGTGAACCGCGAGGCCACCCGGAAGCACCTGCCGCTGTTGGCTGCGATTAACGCTAACCGCCTGTCCCCGAAGAAGGGTGACCTTGGTGGGTTCAGTGGCCTGCCGGGCTACGCGAAGGGCGGTATCGTGTCCGCCCCGGACTTGCTGCGATTCGCCCGTGGCCAGGCTGTGGGTGGTAAGAAGGCCGGGCGTTCCTTGCAGGGCGCGCCGTACGTGTGGGGCGGGTCGAACTGGGGTGACTGCTCCGGCGCGATGTCCCAGTTCGCTAGTGCGGTGTCGAACGCGGGGAACTGGTTTACCCGCAAGTTCTCGACCGGAACGCAGGGCAGCTGGCTATCCCAGCACGGGTTCAAGTCCGGTTTGGGTTCCGGCCCTCGTTTCGCCACTGGGTTCTTCAATGGTGGCCCCTATGGTGGGCACACGTCCGGCACGATCTTCTTCGGTGACGGGAAACGCGTCAACGTTGAGATGGGTGGCGGTGCTGGCGGGCAGGGCAAGATCGGTGGAGCTGCTGCCGGTGCTGATCATTCCCAGTACACGCACCGCTATCACTTCCCACTGTCTGGTGGTTCTGTGGGTGGTCGCCCACGGAACACTGCGACGTGGGGGCCTCCGTTCTTTGTGGGTGAGATTGTCCGCAAGTCGGAGGATATGAAGCTCGACGGGTTGGCGGCGAAGATTGGTGTCGCTACGGCGCTGGTTGAGTCTGGTGACCCGTTGAAGATGTACGCCAACAGGGCTGTCCCGGAGTCCCTGAAGTACCGTCACGACGCGGTGGGATCAGACCACGACTCTGTGGGCCTGTTCCAGCAGCGGAATAACGGTGCATGGGGCACGGTCAAGCAGAGAATGACCCCCTACGATTCCGCCGGCCTGTTCTTCAAGCGACTGAAGTCGTTTGACTACCGTTCGATGGATCCGGGCGCTGCCGCGCAAAAGGTGCAGGTAAGTGCCTTCCCCGACCGGTACGGACAGAAGATGGGCCGCGCCCAAGCGCTGATTAAGCAGTACGGGTCTACCGGGGTATCTGCCCAAGCAGAGACTCTGGCAGGCGGTGGGGTGGAGTCCACCTCGTCATCGGGCATCACCCTCACAGGTGGTGAGCAGATCGACTGGGGTGAGGCGTCGAACCTCTACTCCGAGATCAAGCGCGAACGCGATCTAGCCAAGAAGCTAGCCCGCTGGCGCCGCGGTGCGTTCGACCGAGGCGGCATCGCCCGCGGCATCGGCTTCATGCCAAAAGCCACCATCAAGCCCGAGCGCGTCCTGAACCCGTCAAACACCAAGGCGTTTGACCAACTCCCAGGCGCGCTCGCAGATGTGGCAAACAAGCTCGGGATCTCCGCCGAGGCACAAGGCATGGCAGCCCGGGCAATGTCCAACGTGGAAGCCGCCATCACAAGCTTCAACGCCAAGGACGCGATCAAGCTCGGCGACATGCTCGGCCTCGAGAAGATCACTGGGGTGCTCAAGGGCAGCGTCACCGCATACGACGAGATGCAGACCGCCCACGCCGCCCAAGTCGATGCCGCCGACGGCGTGAAGCAAGCCGAGAAGAACTTGGCGACCGCGCGCCGGGAGTATGCCGAGGCTCTGGCCGAGGATACTGAGCTGACCGTCAAGCAGAAGCGGAAGCTGGAGGATGCGCAAGCTGCCGTCGTCGCGGCGAAGAAGCCCGATAAGAAGGGCAACGTCAATGCCGACAAGGTAGCCAAGGCCGAGCTCCGGCTTAAGCGTGTCCAGGAGGATATCGCCGCCGAGCAGGAGAAGACGGGCAAGAAGCAATCCGACAAGGTGAAGGAGGCTGCAGAAAACCTCACGAAGGCTGAGGACGAGCTCGCGGCTGCCCGGTATGTGGTGACCGCTGCGGCTAAGGCCGCAGGCTTCGCCGAGATCGGCATGGTTCTGGCCGTCGCCGAGATCGTGGGCAAGGTCGCGAAGAAGATCGGGACGGCGATCCGCGCTGCCCGGCAGGGCATGGCCGACGCCCGTGCAGAGTCGATGAAGGCAGTGTCCGAATGGACACAGCTGGTGGACTCTCAGCGGGAGACGGTCTCCAAGCTGAAAATGAGCCTGATCGATGCACAGATCGCGCTCACCAGCGCAGCGTGGAAGACCCGCCTCTCCGTAGCTGATGTGACCCGCGCCCAGCTTGAGGGCGCGAAGAACGTCGCCGAGGCTGAGGCGAAGCTCAAGGCAGAGCGGGAGCGCGTCGCCCGTGCGGGCATGTTGCACTACAACGACATGCGCGCCGCATACGACCGTTTCCGTCTTGCTGAGCGCGACGCGATGGCCGGACGACTGGACGACTTCATCCGCATCACCCCGGAAATCCGGGCACTGGAGCACGAGGTCAACGTCGCCCGGATCGAGGGAATCCAGGGCCAGCACAAGGCTGTGCTCGCCTCCCTGGAGGCAATGCACGCCCAGCAGCTGGCAGCCCTCGATCTCGCCAGCACAACCCTGCAGCTGCAGCAGCAGACCGCCCAGCTCGCACAGATGGCCCAAACCCACTTTGGACTCACCAGCGAGCAGGCACTCACTGGCGCGAACACCGCGGCCCTCGAGGCCGAGGCGTTGCGCCTGCGGGGTAAGACGAACCGGGGCATCGGCTGGGTCGGTGATTTCCTCACCGACCCGATCGAGACCCTCCGGTACGCATTCGGCGGCGCGCGCGCCGATAAGGCGCGCCTCAAGCAGCTGGAAGCACAGATCGCCGAGCGTAACGCCGCAGGCCTAGGCACCGGCGTCGAGCTGGATCCGAAGATCGCCCGGCAGGCGCAAATGCTCTTCGGCCGAGGGCTGGAGGAAGAAGCCCGCAACCTGCTGGCCTCCTCCTCCTGGGGTGACGCCCAACGCGCCCTCGACGCGGCCAAGGAGCAGCAGCAGATCCTCGGAATGCGGCAAGCCGAAGAGGCACTCAAGGCCTCGAAGGCCCGCCTCCAGGCACTCGTCGACTTCGAGACGAAGGCGAACCCGCTGCGCCAGCAGCTTGATGCCCTCGAGTCCGCAGCCAGCGCAGAGAAGCACCGAGCAGAGTACTGGCGGGAGGAATCCCCCGCCGTCCGCGAGGCGCTCAAGGCACTGGCCGACTTCGAAGCCTCCAACGCCACCGACCTCATCGCCGCCAGCCGCGGGCAAAAGACCACCCTCAACCTGACGATCCCCAACCAGGACGTCTACACCCGCGAACAGATGGACGCAGTCCTCAACCTCCTCACCGAGATCCCAGAACTGGAATCCCGAATCGAAAGAATCGAAAACCCACCAACCGGCGCCAACGCACTGATGAACGCCCGCCTCGGCCGCTAACCACCAACAAGAAAGGAGGCCACCATGAAGTGGGACATAAGCTACACCGCCTACACCGGCGACACCGTAGAACTAACCACCCCCACCTCCCCGGTGTTCATCACCAACGGCGGCATCGAAGGACTCGTCGGCACCATCACCGAAAGCCCCCGAACCACCATCAACACCCCCGGCCACACCGTCACCCCACACGACCAAACCATCATGCCAATGACCGGCACCCTCACCCTCCGAGTCAAAGGCACCCCACACGAAGCCGAACACCACTACACCCGCTTCACCAACCTCTGGCACCACAACCCCACAAAAGCCGGAACCCTCCACCTCACCACCCCACACGGCAACTACCACACCACCGCCCGACTCGCGCCGGGCGAGGCAATCGCACCACCAGCGATCCGCCCGGGACGAAGCTCCGCACCGACGATAGAGGTTCCAATCATCTGCGATCGGGGCGGGTGGCTACTCACCCGGTCAGGCACCGGCACGGTGGCGGTCGCTAACCCTGGTGATACTCACCTGTGGGTGCGTGTCCGCTGGCAGGGCACCGGCGGCCGGTTCGCCCTCCCCTCCGGGTTCAGCGTCCACCTGCCCCCGACCTCCTCACCCCGCACCTTCCTGCTCTCCCCCGCGGAATCCTGCGCCGTGGTCGATGATGCCGGCGTACTGGATGATGCTCTCTCCTCCCAACTGTGGGCGACCCCGCCAGAGGGTGTGCCCCCTGGCACGACTCGCACCTTCACGGCACCAGCCGGTGCCCGTGTGTCGTGGGACGTGCTCACCCTCAACCCCTGGACATAGAGACAACGTAGAAAGGCACCTTCATGGTCAACTGGGATCAATGGCGACGCCACATCGACCACACGGTCGCTGATACCGGCCAGTGGGTCGGCCTCCTCGACGGCGACTGGCAGCCGATCTGCACCATGCCCCCACTCCTCGACCTCACCGCCGCCACTAACCGACTCGCCGCCGGTGAAGTCCAAGCCACCTTCGACATCACCAGCCACCACCGCCCAACCCACCCCGTTGCTGATCGCCTCATCGCCGACAAGCTCGGCAAGTTCGACGACAACGGCAGGATCAGCCCCGCCATCGACGAGGACCTCAACCTCGCGGTCATCCGCCCCGGCTCCCGCCAGGTGTACTTCATCACCCACACCGAAAGCGAGGGCACCACCGCCCCCACAACCCTCACCGTCTACGGCACCGACCTGATCGACCTCCTCGACGCCACCCCCTGCCCCTCAAACCCCAAAACCTGGGGAATGTACCCCATCACCACCCGCACCGAAGACGCCGGCGGCACGTACACCACCCCACGCCAATACGGACCCGTCGAGATGGCAGACGTCGCCGACGGCTACACCTACGACGACCCAGCAGACATCGCCCTTCGCCGCTGTATCCAAGACTCCGTCGACGCAGTCATACGGGAATGCGGATTCACCCGCCCCCACATCGCCGTCCAATGGGACACCCCCACCCCAGGCGCGCCCCGCATGGTGCTCCGACCCCAAGACGAAACGATCTGGGCATGCATCCAAGAACCCGCACTCCTCGCAGGCGCAACCATCAACGCCTCCCTATGGTGGCCAGGCGATGACCCATTCCCCGTCCGACACCACCCCGACCAACCACCAGCACTCACCAGCTACGACCACCCCATCGCAAAAATCGAAGTCTCCATCACCGGCAAGGAGTAAGCACCCATGACAGGCCTGCCCGCACTCGTCGCCGACGGCGGCACACTCACCGTCATGCGCCGCCTAGCCACCTACGCCTGGGGCGAATACACCGTCACCTGGCCCGACGACTTCACCCCACCCGACGTCGAAGAAGGAAACACCCTCGGATACGTCGCCCACCTCAACAACAAAAAACCCTCCCTCTCCGGCCGCCGCTTCATCCGATCCGACGTCGACATCACCGCCACCGACCCCAACCCCACACCACCAGAACCAGGCCAAACCAACGTCGAAGAAATCCTCGACGCCGCCACCAACCAAGTCACCGGCGACGCCTTCCTCGAAAAAGACATCACCACCCCAGGCCTCGGCAGACTCACCCCAGGCCTCCACTTCCGCGTCGGCGACCGCATCCCCATCCGCATCTTCGGCCGCATCCTCGAAAACCAACTCGTCACCGCCATAACCCGCACCTCCGAACCCTCCGACACGAACGGCTACCTCGTCCACATCGGCGGCCAACTCACCGGCGACCAACTCCAACTACTCCAACGAAACACCGAAATCGACCGCGCCATCCTCGCCGAACGCCGCGAACGCATCCGCGCCGTCGGAGCAGTAGAACACAAAGCCGATCGCGCCGGGCGGACTGCGTCGACTGCGGTGGCTGAGACTCAGCAGCTTCGCGATACGTTGACCCGCCGCGGGGCAAGCCCTAGTGAGGTGACTGCACAACTGCAGCGGTTAAACGACCAGTTGTCGGCTCATGGGGAGTCCCCACCTGGTGGGCTGATTCCTGCGATCCTGCAGGAAAACGCGTTGCGGTGGAGGATGCAGGAGGAGATCGACCGCCTGCAGTCCCGCCAGATTAAGGATAACGCGGGCGTGCTGGAGGGGTTACAGGAGCTGCGGGAAAGGGATGCCGCGCAGATTCGTGAGATTGATGCGCTGTCCGCCCGCCTGTCTGTACTGGCAGTGGGCAAGGTGACTGTCGGCGGTGGCATGACCGCGAAGTCCACGCTCCACGGCATTGCGCTGCGCACCCCATCCGGTGACCGGCACCTGTATGTCTGTGCCAGCCCGGACTTTCACGGGACGATCACGGTGCAGATCTTCTATGCCAATGGATCCGGGTATCAGAAGGTCTTTACTGCGAAGGACTTTGAGTACCGCACAGGTAAATACGATTTGCGGCGCCTAGAGGTGCTGAAGGATTTCTGGGTCACTAACCGCACGAGCTCTCGTCCCTATGCGGCGTACTGGTGGGTGCCGCTGGGAAATATTGATTCCACCACCGTCCTGGTGGACCACACCACGTGGAACCAGGGCGTCATCGACTACGTCCCAGAAGAAGGAGAATACTGATGACACGAGTGACCGGAACGCTTCACCACGTCCTCGGGAATGCCGAGGCGATCACCGAAGTGTGGGTGCGCTCGGCGCGTGCTCGCGGCCACGGCGGTGGCTGGCTCATGGAGACCAGCGCCCGCACCCCGATCACCGACGCTCACCTGTCGCTAGACATCACCCCTGGGCCCGCGGTCCTCGTCGCAGTGGCAGAGGGGCAGCCGCTGGAGCATATCGAGATCATCGTCCCGGATGCTGATTCCGAAACGCTTGAGCATTGCATCACCGCGGCCCAGGGCACGTCTGGACGATCTGCAGAGGTGCTGGATCTTCTCCGGCAGCAGATCGCAAGTGATCTGAGTGAGTCGGCTAAGGCTGTCACGAACTCAAGGGCGGCAGCCAGTGAGGCTGAATCGTCGGCACACGCCGCGGCCAGTAGTGCGTCAGAAGCGTCACGGTCTGCCGATGCTGCCGCGTCAGCAGACTCCAGCGCTAGCGAGCATGAGAAGCATGCTGCGTCCCATGCTACGGCTGCCGCCAGGTCCGAGAAGGACGCCCAATCATCCGCTAGTGCCGCGGCTGGCGACGCCGACCGGGCGAAGCAGGAGGCCGACCGGTCGACCTCCCAGGCCGGGAATGCTGCCGCGTCTGCTGGAGAAGCTAAAACCCATGCTGACCGTGCTGAAAACGTTATCGACCACGTGGACTGGTACGACGACCGGCTGATGGTGATGGGAACAATCAGCCCTCCGCTAACCGGCCCCAAAGGTGATAAAGGTGAACCGGGACTGTCTGGCGCGTCTACGTGGGACGCGATCACCGAGAAGCCCGACACGTTTCCTCCAACCGCCCACAAGCACAAGGTGGCAGACATTAGCGACCTGCCGTCCATTTCATACGAGGCGACAGGCATGACGATTCCCCTCCGTACGGGTGATGGGCATATCAGGGTGAACACACCGACTTTTAGTAATGACGCCGCGCCGAAGAGTTATGTGGACAGGGCGGTGGCGGAAACGAGGGCTTTCGCCGAGACCCGCGCAATCGTTCGGCAAGTCACCTCACCACCATCCACCCACGAGCTCGGCGTCCTGTACGTCATCCCGGAGTGATGCCTATGCCTATCTACATCGGCGGCCACAAAGCCAATCAGCTGTGGTGGAATGGCCAAAAAATTAAGGAAGCCTGGTACAACGGCGCAAAAATATTCACCTCGGGACCTCCAACCTGGACAACCAGAACTAGATACACCGAAGGCGAGATCGTAGCCGTCACAATTAACGGCCAAACAGAACACTTCCGATGCACTCGACTGCACTGGTCAGACAGCACAAACCGGCCCGGAACCGGGGCATACGCAAGCACATATTGGCAACGCGTCCAAAACCCCACCGAACCAACCCCAACCCCAACCCCCGGGGGCGGCACTAGCCCAACACCAGTGAACTGGCAACCAGGCAAAACCTACCGGGCGGGCGACCAAGTCATCTGGAGCGGTGCCGGCATGCGCAAAATCTACGAATGCACACGCACCCACTACTCCTCCGAAGACTACGAGCCCTACTGGGGTCTACGCGGCAGCGAGGTCTGGAAGCACATCCGAGACCTGTAGCCACCACAACAGCAAGAAAGCGAGTCAACATGACCACGATAAAGACCCAAATCGAGCAGCTACCCGACAACAAATTCCGCGAACTCAAAGACTGGATCATCGTGGACGAAACCGCCCGCCGAGAACAAGAGCAAGCAGTTCGCGCCGGGCAACAGGAGATCATCCAAGAGCTACAGCACGACGGGGTAATCCCAGCCCCCAACTACAGCAACATCGAAAGCGCCCGCAGCGCCGACATGAACATCGCAGCATGGGCAGACCCGGGCACATCCCACGCCCTGATGTACCCACGCGGCGCAGTCGTGATGCACCAAGGCCGAATTTGGGAGTCCGGAGTAAATATGAATCACTGGACACCAGGTGCGCCGGGCGTTTATTCGCCAGTGTGGCGGGATGTGACTGAGTCGGTACGCCCCCGGGAGAAGGCGACCGAGCACACAGACGGTCCTACAGATGCGGTATCGCCTGATGTGTTGGTTCCGTCTGCATATTCGGACGGTAGGGATTACGCTGCTGGCGACGTGGTTGTTTATGACGGTGGGGTCTACGAGTGCACTGGGGATCACCATGCAGCCGCGGGCTGGACGCCTGTGACGGCGCATGGGTACTGGAAGAAGATTCGCTAGGACTTCTTCGTTGCGGTCGGTGCGTTCGGCACTGGAGAGCCTGGCCGACCAGCTTGCCAGGCCTTCACCTCCTCCGCATCCCATAGCGGCGTCATCCTGTTAACTTCACCGACTTTCTCAGGGGGCATGCCCCGGCGTACGTACGAGCGCCACGAGGATTCAGTAATCCCACAGTGAGCTGCGCACTCCCTGATCGTCCAGAGCACCGCCCCTGTTTCTGGGTTCGTGATTAGTGGCCTCACTTTTCGTCACCAGAGTTAAGCGAGTCGACGAGGTTCCATGCAGATGCCCCGCAAATGGCGGCGATAAGCACCTTGGAGGGGTTTTCACTCCTCGCGTAGATGATGGCAGTGACAAATCCCGCGAGTGCGCTGATGGTGCGCAGATTCATGATCTGCTCCTATCTTGTGTTCGGTAGTGTTGGAGGTAGCCCCGGGAGGGGCTGGGCAGTTGCGATGCCCAGCCCTACCAGGGGTTATTTCTTCCGTCCCTGCCAGACCTGGATTGTCTGGAGTATGACGGCAATGATTCCGAGCAGTAATTCCGGACTCATTGATCCTCCTTTCACTTTTTAGTTGTAGTGCGCCTCTCACCCGCACTATCTAGACTATAGCACGATAGCGCTACATTGTTCAAACTGCTCTGGTGCCGAAACCCTACTGTTCTACCCCGCCCATCCGGCGGGGTTTTCTTATGCCCAAAAATAGGTCGAAAGGACAAGCACTATGTCAATTACCCCAGTCCCGCATTGGCGTGGTGACCCGATGTGGCTCGCGGATGTAATCCGCGCCTACGGGGTCACCGTCAAAGAACTCCCAGGCTGGACGCTCTGGGGCATGGGTGATTTCGACGCGATCCAGGGGATCATGGCGCACCACACCGGGGCGAACACGACGTCCGCCCAGTACATCGCCCGAAACGGGGGATTAGGTGGCGCGCTGTCGTCTCAGATCCACCTGTCTCGCACGGGCGTGGCCACCATGTGCGGGGTGGGCATCGCCTACCACGCTGGGCGTGGCTCCCACCCCGGCTGGCCCACGAATGATGCCAACCGCGTCTCGATCGGCATCGAGGCACAGTCCGACGGCACCAGCCCGTGGCCCGCCGAGCAGATGGAGGCCTACTACAAGATCTGCGCCGCGATCCTCATGAAGCTGGGCAAGCGCGCCACCACCAAGACGCTGATCGCGCACTGGGAGTATTCCCGTGCCGCACAGGGCAAGTGGGATCCGGGCGCCGGCAACGGGAAGCCGGGTGCGGTGATGGACATGGACGTGTTCCGTGCCCGTGTGAACCACTACATCGACAACCCACCATGGCGACGCGCCCCACTGCCCGCCCCGAAACCGAAAGGTGAACCACTGTTGACCATCAGATACTTCCGCGACTTCATCACCGGCTACATCGGCCCCGTCATCTCCGATGTCAAGGACATCCGCGAGCAGCTCACCGGCGGACGTAACCGCGGTGAGTACCCGGGCTGGAGCCAGCTCGGACGCCGCCCCGACGGACGTGGCCTCACCCTGGTCGACAGCCTCGCGTCCCTCCACCAGCGAATCACCACCATCGAAACCAGCATCCGCGAGCTACACGCCCTGCTCCAGCAGGCAACCACCCCCAACAAGGAGGCATAGAAAATGGCAAGTGTTCTACAGCAAGCAGTCGCCGAAGCAGTCGTCGAGCAGTCTTGGTGGAAGCGCCGCAAGGACTCCCTCGCGGCAGTCGCCGGCATGCTGCTTCAGGTCACCAACCTTGAGATTTTCAATTCAACGAGCATGCCGGTGTGGGCCAGTATCCTGATCGCCGTCATCATCGGCGCCTGCCAGACCGTGATCCACGCCTACACCCTGGGCGCCATCACTCCATCGATGGGCACCCGCCTCGAACAGGCCGCCGAGAAGGCGCACATGACCCGCCCCCAGGTCTCTGGCATCACCGTCTCCGATACGACCCCAGCAGACCCCACCCCGGCCACCATCACCCCGGCCGTCGATGAGGAGGACATCAGCACCCCGCTCCCCGTGTACGAGGGCGCCACGTCAGACGAGTATGTCGGCGCCCACCGAGCCGAGGACCGCACCCCCATCCCGCCGGAGGCCGATCACGATGCATAACCTCATCCCCCAGCAGCTCCACCCTGCCGCGCGCCGGGTGAGGCGGTTCCTGCTCTCTGACGGGGTGGCGCTGCTCGTGCTGGGGCTGGGGATTCTCGCTCGTGGGATTAGCTACACCACACCGTCGCGTGGCTCTGGGTACGCCCACCCCGCCGAGGCGGCACTGCCTATGGGTATCTGGGCGGTCATCTGGATTGTCATCGGTGTGCTGCTGATCGTCGCCGCCGTGTGGCATGAGACCGTGTTCGCCGCCTTAGCCCTCGGTTCAGGTGTTGGCCTGAACCTGCTCTGGGCTGGGTCGTTCACTGCTGCGACCGTCACCGGCGACATGCCCCGCGGCTGGGTCTCCTCCGTGGGATATATCTCGGTGGCGGTGCTGGTCCTGTGGACGACATGGCGCGGCGCACACGCCCGCGACCTCGCCGCGCCCCCCAGAGGTGATGACCATGCTCACTGACAGCCTCGGGGCGATCCTGATCGCCGTCGTCTCCGCTGCAGGGTCTGCTCTCGTCGCGTGGCTCAAGTTGCGCGGCGACCGATCCGCTAGTGTGCCCGCCGCCTACCAGGCACTCCTCGCGGACGTGAAACACTGGACCGGCGAGCAACTGGCCGAGCGCGACCGAAAGATCGAGCATCTCGAATCCGACGTCGAGGAACTAAAAACCGCCGTCGCAACATGGCGCGGCAAGTTCCAATCAGCGGTCCACTATATCCGCTGCCTGTATGAAACTGTGGACGACAGAATTCCTCTCCCCACCCCGCCCCATGACATCCGCCAAGACCTTCAGTAGGAAGACCCAGTCAAACGCCCCGCGCGCTCACCGAACCAGGTGAGTTGCGCGGGGCGTTTTTGCGTTACACAGCAAGGTGGGCGCTATTGGACGAGCCGTAAGTGTCCTGGCTCTCCACTGGGCTGTGAGGCACTGGATTGCGCAGCGTTGCCACCGACCGCCCTGATCTCAGTCCGCAACGTCAACCCGTGAACATCCTCAGCTGGCAGGTGAAGGAGCTCGGCGAGCCGATTAACCGTCATCCGGGTCGTACGACTGCGGTCGAAGAGATGCCCAAAGATTCGGGACCGTTCTTGTTGAACCATTCCGCCAGGCTCACTGGATCGGAAGCCTCGTTTGCTCAGCGACATGACCGTCTGCCGGTAGTTCCAATCAGAAAGAAGGCCAGCACTATAAGTAGACTTCGCGACCGCCATGGCTGACACCTTGAAGACACTCCGAAACTTCAGCAAGCCATTCACACTCGGGTTGTACGGAAGCGTCCCGAGTATCGCCGACCGCGGAATGAGGAACTCTGATGCAAACTCGTCTGCTTGCTTCTCCTTCTCCACGTCAGTGAAGGTAGAGGCATTCCGGTGCATCAGCAGATGCCCCAGTTCATGAGCTGCATCGAACCGCGATCGCTCCGGGGTTTTCTGAAATCCCAGGTAGACCAGTGGGCGATCCCGGTACCACGTAGAAAATGCATCGACTCTCTTGCCTAAGGAGGGGATACCGTAAACGTGCACGCCCTTCGACTCGAAAAGTTGGATCAGGTTTGGCAATGGGCCAGGCTTCAGCGCCCACGAGTAGCGAATCTCGTTAGCGGCCTCCACGGGGGAAGCCCCCTCAAGATCAGGGAGTTCAAGCCCGGGGACGCTGAGATTCTCGATCACCCAGTCGTCGATCTCGCCACCATGAACACGCGAAGCCTTCGCGGCCGCTTGCTCCCGCTTCGTGGAGCTTCGAGCAGCACGAAACTCCACCCGCCCCTCAACCTCGTCAACAGCCAGGGGCTTACTGAAGTACAACGCAGGAAAGTCGAGAACAGCCGCCAGCGACGGCGCAATATCCAATGGCGCACCGTCCTTCTCATATCGAGAAACTGTCCGAGGCGTAACCCCAAGCTGATCTGCAAGAGCGCGTTGGGTTAAGCCGCGCCGGCGCCGGGCCAGTTCAATCCGACCCGGCTCAACTACCGAGCTCATTGACCTCGAACTCGACATCTTCTCCACCCTCTTCGAAGCCGAACTCCTCAGTTAGCTCCACTGGCTCCAGCAATACCCTGATTCGCCAGCCGTCAAATTTTCCATTCGTCATGGACGTAGGCAATGAAAGCTCACACTTGATCTGACCTTCCGAAAGGTTGTAGAGCAAGAACCATGAGCCACGCGGCGGCAAAGCAGGATTCTCCGGAGCCTCAGTCGAAAGCAAAGAAAAGACCGGAATCAAGGCCATCTGGTTATTCACGCTAGATTCAGTTTCCGGCCCCTTCTTCCGCACAACCTGGGGCATCGCGCCATCAGCGTCACTACCCGTGTCGGAATTAGCACCAACAACACCAACGTGAAACTTGCCGTCCGTGGACAAGAGAACTGGCCGCCCCTTCGGGTCCCGATGCTCCCAAAACTCTGGATGACTTTCGATCAACTGTCGCCGAAGATTGCCGACCGTTTCAATCCACCGAGTCAAACCAAACGCGGTACGCGGGAAAGGCCAGTCAGCTTTCTGAACAGCCTCCTGGTGGGCGGCAAAAACTGCGTCTCGGATCACCGCAACAGGAATATTCATCTTCGCCAGATACGCCTCCGCCTCCCCAGGCGGAACAACTAGCGGGCTAGTAGATGAAGAAGAAACAGCAGAGGTGTTCAAAACACATCCCCTAAACTCGATTGGGCAAGATTCACTGATGCTAACGATACTCTCACAAAACTGCTCAAAACCAGACAATCAGCAGATCAAGCCCATCACGCAGCCCGCAACGACCACGCCTCACCTGCCGCGGCGCGCTGGGATTCTGTGTCAGCGTCGACGTAGATCATGGTGGTGTCCAGGCGGGCGTGCCCCAGGAGTGACTGGACGGCGCGGATGTCGCGGGAGTGCTTGTAGACGGTCGTGGCGAACCGGTGGCGTAGTTGGTGCGGGGTGATGCCGTCCGGCAGCGCGCGGGCGATGAGCTTGCCGACGTGCGCCGGGGACAGGTGGCCGTCGATTTGCCCCGGGAAGAGGTAACCACCGGCGTGGGCAGCAATGCGTGCGCAGAGGTGGGGTGGGAGCGGAACGGCGCGGACGTGCCCGCCTTTGCCGGTGACGGTGAGCCATTCGCCGTTGAGGTCGCTGACCCTGACGCGGGAGACTTCACCCCGGCGTAGTCCGCCGTATGCCATCAGCTCGATCATCAGCTGCGTCCGCGCCGGAGCCTTGCGCAACGCGAGGAGGATGTCGACGTCGCGCGCCGGGCGGGGTAGTGATCGGTGGAGTCGGGCTCGTGGGAGGTCGCGGGCGATGTTTTCGCCGAGGCCGGCTTTTTCGCGCCAGGCGAAGAACTGGCGAAGGCTGGACCTGTAGCCGCGGCGGGTTTCGGGTTTCCAGTTCTGTTGTGCCAGCCAGTCGATGAGGTCGTCGAGGGTGAGGTCGTCGAGTGGTTTGTTGATGTGGGTGAGGACGCGGTTGACGTGGCGGCGTCTGAGGTAGAGGGTTTCGTCGGAGAGGGAGGCGGCGGTCATGTAGTCGCCCCATTTGTCGAGTTCTTGTTCAAGTCGCATGAGCAAAAGTTACTGATGTGGCGCGTGTGGCGGGGGTATTTTGCCGTTCTTGCTAGCTCGCGATCGCTGGTTCTGCTGGTTCGAGCTCGCGGGTGAAGGGAATGACGGTGCCACGTCGCAGGGGTAAAAGCAGCGAACCAGTGGGTCCGGGGTTCGAATCCCTGATGGCCCACCACTGATAATCTCCCGGCAGGTTTTCCTGCCGGGAGATTTTTCTATTCCAGCCCCAGATTGTACGCATCACCCGCCCCAGCATCCGTCAAAAATCACACCCGGCGACTGAGTATCCTTGGAAGCGAAGAGGCCATCGTGACCTGCCGAGCTTGACACGCCTGGCGCATCACCGCGAGGCCTTCCCGCGAGAGGGTGAGGAAAATCAACAAGAAGTTTCAAAGCGCTGCCGAGCTCTACGCATACTTCCGAGAAAAATATCCTGTCGAAACACAAGCCCACAGTGAATTCGAAAAGGAAGATGTGCGCTGGGCTAACGAATCGGGAGAAGCCGGGCTCTACGTCGATGCAATGGATATCCTGATCGGCGGCTTCCCCGATTTCTACGACCAGGAAATCAGAGGCATCATCCGAGATAACTTCGATCTCTTGTGGGGCTACGACCCCGACGAGTTCCTCGCGCTAAAAGTAGGAGCCCTCTAACCCGTTACCTTGTGAGTGTCCCCGATAATGGGG